TTAACATTCATCAGGTTCTTACGTTGAAACACAGCGTTGAGTACGGCTTGCAAACACGTCGTAAAAGGTTCGTCAGCCTTGTCGTTTGTCGAGCAAGTGATATCAGGATTACGGCTGTAAATTGCAGGTAGCATGATGTTCAAGTTCGAGAAGATAATATTCTCGGACGAGTCACCACGATGGAAAGTCCCCCGAGGCGTATAGTTCGCCTTCGACTGGTTATGATTGTAATAGCGATAAACTTCTTCCCACACGAGTCGCGTCTGTGAATAAGACGTCATCGCCGCATCGAACACATTCTTCCAGTACTTGCCAACCTGTTTGCTGACAACTACCTTGGATCCCTCGTAAATTTGATAAAGCGGCTGCGGCTTTGGAGGTACATCCTCGACCATAGGCTTATCCGGATCGAACACATCCGTCGTGTCGTTGCCTTGATCGATCACGTCGAGATTATCGGCCATTTGTGTGACTCACACAAGAGTTAGAGGATTAACAAGACGGAGGATCCCAAGCTAGTGCCTGCTTACGCGCCCTAATATGCGCATTTACTGCATTGTTCGTTCCAACCATAGCTCGACGCGGTTGGTCGTTTGGGTCTTTCATCCATACTTCAAACAGTAGCTTTATCTGGTTACTAAATCCATCGTTGATCGCCTGAAGTGTAAGGCCACGCACGTTCTCTCGCTCAGTTGGGTCCATACAGTCCACCGCAACCTTTGCATCGAGATCACGCTCCAGCAGCGCAAACACGAGCGCAACGATGCAGACAGAAAGCCCAATGATTACTGCCTTAGAGATGAACATAGCACCCTACAAAGTACTAATTGCCTCAAGAGCCGCTTCACGATGATCCCTCGCCGCAGTCACGTTCTGCGCAAACAAACCCAAGCCGATCTGTTGACGGATCAAAGCGATTAATTGCTCACCTACGTATTGCTTAAAGATGTCGTTGATAGCGTCTTCCGCTAGGTTCCGCCAAGAATGATCTGTCACGACACAACCTTCCCATTGACCTTAACGATGACTTCCCCCTTGGTGGTAAGGGCGACTTCCGGTACATCACCTGGTTCTGGCTCCGGCTCCGGCTCCGGACCCTCTTCCAGGATTGTCTCGACTTCCTTTAGCATCTTATCTGCATCAGGATTCAAGGTGACCTCTTTGCGATTGATTGGTCCCCAGTGATTTGATCTTGTTCGCATACCTGTACCTGCTACCAAAGCGGCGAACGCCGGTGAGAACTTCGCAAGGAACTGATACGTAGCGCCTTGTCCTGTGCCGTACGTGTTTAGGTTATTCGAGGTTGGGCTTACGTCTTCTGAGAATATATCAAGGAACCCATTTGGGTCATCCACGTATTCGTCCATCAGCATTGGAATGGCCGGATCAGTCGAACGGATATTCCACGAGGTCTGAAACAAACCAGCCTCACAGGTATCTGACGACGTATTCGATGCTGACATGTCTCGGCCTTCGCAATACTTACCAGAAGACTCACGCATACCCAAGCCGATCATCATTACAAAAAGATGCCGCAGAGTATCAACACCATCGACACTGTTATCCATGTCAAGGTTGGCAAACTCTGCCTTGTAAACATTGAGAGCATCAGTTGATGAATTGGTGACTGCTTGAGCCATAGAGATAGCATCCGGCACCTCTGCCTGTAGACGTTTCAGAGCTAACGCATACGTGCAAGCCATCCCTGGGATATATCCAGGAGGAGGATAACCGCGTCCTGGCCATTCATAGTCAGCTATATCGGACTTCTTCGCCATTGTGATAATAGCTGCTGTCTCCGCCTCATCGATACCGTCGCTTCCCGCCTCCATACGTATGTCGAGGCCATCCACGGCGGTCCACGTCTGAGGACCAACCACGCCATCCGCCGAGAGACCAGCGGCTGCTTGGAATGCTTTAACTTGGGTTTCTGTGATTGCACCAAATTCTCCATCTGCTGGTAAACCTAAGCTCTCTTGCAACGACTCTACATCAGAACCCGTCATCCCGTTCTTTAGGGTTCGTCGATCTGCTGGTGGAACCGGTCCTGCTTCGTTTGGCCAAATCAAACTTATAACTTTAGATATTGGTTGAGCACTAAGATTAACAGAATCAGATTGATTGCCACCACGACACATATAATTGCTGCCACTTGTAGATTCGTAGAAAGTAACATGACCGCCGCCATCGCGACTAAGCACAACGACACAACCGAGCACAGGAGAATCAAGCTTCGTACCAAAAGAGGGATCATCCCATGCCTGCGCCCAATAGAAGCGATCAGTGTCAGTGGGTCCGAATACTGGACGAATGCCAGCCATTGTCATCGCATACGCAGCAGCCAGACCACACCACGGAGTATCATCGTGTTGATATTCGTTGCAGTAAGTTGCCATCTCAGGATAAGCGAGCGCGATTGTGTCACGCATCGCCAAGATTTTCGGATTGTCTGCGTCTCCAGGTGACTCAACTAAGCCATTCATCGACCGCATCACAGTCAGCCATTCGGGAGTAGCAGTCGCCGCTAAAGCTGTGTGAGTCACACATGCCTCCCTTGAGCTTGATTGAAATCTTCCATCGACATCTCATGCCAGTAGGACCAGCGTGGAGGAAGAGCCTCGCTAGGCACCTTGATCTCTGACGGCTCAGGCAACTTGCTTAGCATGTATTTGATCACGTTCATTGCATGATCATCTTTATCCGACGGCTCGTCGAGGGCCTTACCTTGTGGATCGCGCTTCCAGTAATAAGACATGATCTCGTCCTGAAACCATGGCAACTCTTCCGCAACATAAAGCAATGTCCCTGGCGTAGTCCCCAAAGTTAAATGGGGGGTCTTCGGTGTCCCTGCGATGTAACTATTCACTTTCGCAATACCTGATAGGATGTCATTACTCCCAGGACGCACGTTGAGCCCCCCATCTTTCAGGATGCGAGAGATGGTCGTACTCCGAACTTGCTGACCAGCAACCACAATCCTCCTAAAGATTGCAGGGTCGGCGATTACCGGCTCTGGGAATTGTAAGAATCCATGATAACGTCCCCGTATCTCTCGGATTGTTGCTGCGTGTAGAGATACGTCAAAATTTGGATGATAGAAGCCATCAAGAACGCATAGACGACCAAAGTCGTCAACGAACCCAAGAATGTAGCAAGTCGGCGTTGCGATGCCGAAGTCATAACCCTCGATTGCTTTAACCCTGACATGTCTTCTCCTACAGTCTGCAAGATGATCCATCATCTGTTCGCGTTTCATCAAGTTCAAAGATGTATCGAACCCTGGGTGGACCAGACCCTCGAACGCGGCCCACTTCCCGAGCAAATAACGATCGCGCATCTGCCCCTTGTATGCATTCTCAAGCGTCTTAATAAAGTCTGGCTTGAGGTTGTGCTTGTTCGCATACGTGTCCGACTCGAAAAGCTCAATAACTGGGGTCGCGCTATCCTCATCAATGAGGAGCTTCGGACTGAATATCTTCCGGTCACGCCAGTCCAAGTATGGTTTAATAAGCTCATGATATGCCCAATTCTGTGAAGGGTTCAGTGTCATCATGAGCCACCGGGGACCATCCGAGGGCATTGTAGTATCCTCTGGCTCATCTTCCACACGATAAGCTGTATCACCACGAAGACGACCAAGAAGATCCAGAAAGTCCTTATGCGTGATCCCAGGATCGTCGATCTGATCCAGTCCAATCCAATCATAAGTAGCTGACAGCAAGTTACTCGTCGTTGATCCGTCTTCGTTTTGTGATTTTCCTCGCTGTGCGATATATCTGAAATGCACTGCTGATCCATTGACCAAGTAGCAGGAGTTATCGTCTTGTGTAGGCATCTTACGTATCCAATGTCTCGGACACCATTTAAGGAATTCTTTTCTGAGCGTGTCGTTGAGCTTCGGATACGTTTCACGTCCGAGGAGGCCGGTGCACCCAGGATAAAACTTGCATAGCTGGAGTGCTTTAATGACAAGCGCGGTGGTTTTGCCATTCGCAAATCCTCCACCGAAGATTTGAACTTTCTTGCGCGAACGCTGAAAGTCAAACTGTACCGAGTCTTCTTTTAGGTTATAGTTCGGCATTAGCGGGCGCCTGCTAGAGCGTGACGAATAAACGCATCGATATCCGGACGACGATCTTCGATGTTTTCCGATTCAGGGGCATTCTCTAAAAACGCATCCCAGCCTGCATCGTTGATCATCCCTTGAAAGCGCGGGAAGCCTTGCGGTCCGTTGATCGACCGAACAAAACCTTCCGTATCTCCCAAGCCTAAATCTTCATTCGTAGGAAAGCGTGTCATAACTTCTTCGTTAGGCGTGCGCATCGCCTGTGACTGAAGGAGCCTAGCGATCAAGTCATCAGGTCCGATGCTTGATCGCTTACCCATTGCGTTCTGCACGGTGTCCACTATTATCTCCGACGTATTGGCAATCTAAGGTTACGATTAGCTTGCTGTATATCTCCGCCCATCTCTTCTTCAAGGTAGTCCACAACCGCCTCATTAAGAGGATTACCATACTCATCGTACGCATCAGCCATCGGCTCAGCACTCGCACGAGGCGTACGAAACCCCCGCTCCGCGTATTGGCCTCGTGGTTCTTGTTGAAGCATGGCCAGCTTCATACGAATGAAGTCGTTCGGGTCCATCACATTCTCCTCTTGTGTAACTCACACAGTTACGGACGGCTACGTGGCCACAATGGAAATCCTGAACCTGCAAACAGTCTCCACAACACAAGCACAGCCACCAATACAAGGACCACCATAAGAATGACCTGAACCTGCTGCGGAATATGCAACCCAATCGCACCCAGAACCCAGATGATCAGAAAGTAACAAAGCGCGATCCCACATATGTAGATCAACGCATAAATGACTCGTTCAACCATGACTATTTCCTCCGCTTTTTGTCCAACCCAGCTTCAGATAATGCGATAGCTATGGCTTGTTGTTTCTTATCAACCACCGGACCTTTTTTCGATCCGCTGTGCAGAGTACCGTGTTTATACTTGTGCATCACATCCTTGACGGTTTCTTTTCCACGACCTCTTGGCATCACATCACCATTGGAGTTGCTAAAACCCAACCGCCAACTACAGGCTGATCGCCTTGATACTTAATGCCAGTGTCGAGCGCCTGCACAACTTCGTGTTTGTAATAAGGCTGCGTCAGCATAAGCTCCGCAGTCGTATCGAACTTCCGTTCAGGCGTAGCCCATCCGAGGTCTTGAGGACCACTCCAATCCCACAAGCCCATATCACAAATCCACGTTTACAAGGCCCCACGCCCCAGCCGAACCAGCGACCAAACCGCGATATCTTTGACCTGTGTCAAGAGCACGCACAATCTCACCTGAGAACAGAGGCGTCAAAGCCATTACCGCAGCCGCAGTTGCAGCTGTTCTGGACTCGGTAGTGAAGCCACGATCGACGCTTGCGGGGCCAGCGAGGTTCGGTACGATTGCCATAGATTCCTCCTGTGTGAGTCACACAACTAACTGATATCTGGAGTGATAGGATTACCTGTTGTATCGTCAACATTGCCACTAATTGCCAATGGCCCGATCACGTTATGAATAAATATATAACTTTGCGCTGGCTGAGCTTTTTGAATACGATTGTTAGTAATAGTGAGAGCACCCACTGTACCAACATCTGCATCCTTCCTTTGACACAAAATACCATAAGCTAACTCAGTTCCTATGTGCGCTGCATCAAACAACAAACGATTATTGTCAATCACAGTACCAGAGTAACCTGCACCCTCAGTCTGTAGGATAATACAACTTGTATCCCAACTTACGATAGTGTTGTGGCGAATAGTCAGGGAGGTAAAACCTCCAGTGCCTTGAATACCATCGATATGCGGTGAACCTGCTAAGGATATCAAACCGTGGATGTAATTATCGTGAATGTTCATCCCATTATCGCTAATGAAGATCCCATTCTCATAACCACTAATATCACAAAAACGAATTTCAAGATTAGTCATTGCATCAGGTGCGATCGCAACGCTTCCGCCAATACCAGTGAGTGTGCAACGTTCAATAAGACAACCGGCAAATGGTCCTGCGCCCGTCGTACGAATGGCAGCAGAATCCTGACTGTTCACAATACAATCGCGCACCGTGACGTTAGCGTGCCGAATATCGATCATGCCGTTGTTGATCGTCCGCTTTTCAATGATCTGGCCAGGAGCCGTAGATTGGAAGTTCCCTGTTGTCGTCGTGAACACCGTCCCTATCGCTGGTCCTGTCGTTGATGCATCAGGAAAACCTCCTCCTCCTCCTCCGCCACCACTAGATGCACTCTTCGACTCAATTCTCCCCCAGGCACCTGCTACAACAGCCAATCCTTCGTATCTTGCGCCAGTATCTGTGGAGACTATCTTTTCTCCTGCATACAAGGGAGTAGCACTAGGGATCGCAGCAGACGACAAAAACCGATTAACGGAAGCATACTTCCGATCAACTATACTAGGATTCGCCAGGTTTGGAACAGTCGCCATGTGTGACTCACACAAACCTTATGTCGGACATCAGACATAGCGAAAAGGATACAAAAAGACGGGAGTAGCCGTGCATCGAGCTACTCCCGCAGAGTTTTAGTATTGCGGATTCTCACCTTTAGGCTTTTCGTCAAGGCCCGCCATCTTACGAGCCTTCGGACCCATCTCATGCGGATCACGATCAGGTGGCATAAGCTTCACGCCAGCATTTTGCAGCGTCTCGACTTCATCGTCTTCGAGAAAGATCGACTCACCCTTCGTGAACGCACGACCTTTGACGTTCGTGTCCTGCCCGACGCGGTACATACCGTCTTCCTGAATTTCGACCTTGGACTCTTTTTCCTCTTCGCCTTCTTCACCTTGGCCGGAAGTGCGGTCTCTCTTAGCCTTTTCTGCAGATACGCCTTGTGCGATTTCGACCGACGAGGGCGGGTTGGGCGGAGGGGTTGCGCACGGCTGGTAAGCCTGAATTTCCGTATCGGTAAGGTCTTCTTTCTCACCGACTTTCGGCGGCGTCGTTTGCTCACCTTCTTCCCTTGCCTGTCGCTCCTCGTCCGTCTCATCGGCGGGCGCATCAGGGGAATAGCCTTCCATCAGAGATTCGTCTTCAGTGCTCGATTTCCGTCTAGCCATGGCATCCTCGCTTGGTTAACCCCATACTTGTGTGACTCACACACCCTCGATCCGCACATCCTGATCTTTACCAATGATCACAATGCGCAGATCGTTCTTCGCAGCGGCACCAGCCGCAATCTTGGTCTTATCGCCATGGCCCCCAGCACCCATCAAATACATAGAGCCACGAAGACGGTTGCGCTCTTCCTTACCACGCAAAGCTACATTTGCTATCTCAGAGAGCGCATCGTGGGAGTATGCTGCAATGCGTGCCGTAATCAATTCCGAATTCACGCTGATAAACTCGGAAGTGACAGCCTCAAAACATTCAGCATAAGCAGGAGAGCCACGAAGACTCTTCATCTGCTCCACGGAGATACCTAGGGCGTCGGCAATCTCTCGATCTCCGAGTCCTAGGGTGGTAAACATAAAGACGCACGCAATGCCTTTCAACGTAGGCACAGGTGCAGGGAGGTCTTTCAAGGTCCGTTTCTTGGACGGCTTATAGTCTTCTAAATCGATCTTCGGCACCGACTCATCGATGCCACCATTGATCGCATCTGGCGAAACTAACGTTCCGTCAAGCAATAAGAGGGGATCACCCCACTTGGCTAATGCCTTCGCAAGCAGACGTGCCACGGATCACCTCGTTCCAAGAGGATTCCGATCTCCATTGATCGGCGGCGAGGCACCGAAAGTCGTACGATTTGTCATCGTGTAAAGATCGTCGTCGATTTCCGTAACGTCAGCCGCAGTCGTCGCACGATTAATAATGCTAACCTGATTCACCTGACGCACACCGCCAAGTTCCTGACTGGCAGCGATGACAGGTACGGTCTTGGACGCGACAGCACCAGGAGCAACGCCGTTAAGTCTATCCGCAAGCTCCTTGAACGCCATCAATCGACTTCCACCCAACCACTGCGCCACATTGCGACGTGCATAGCTGCGACCCCCAGGAACATTCGTGAGGTTCGCAACGCCATTCGATTCCCAAAAGCCGCCTTTCACGACAGCCGTATACGTTTTCGTCGTCGCCATGACGTTTTCCTTTCAGGTTGTGTGATTCACACAGCGGCTTGCGGGGCTGCGGTTCATAGAAGAAACCACCGGAGGTAAGGCCTTACGAGCGCCTCCGGTGGCCATCTTTGGGTGCTTGGAGCAAGCAGGATTCACCCATAGTCCATATTATGACATAAATATGCCAATTTGTCAAGCAAAATCTCATGTGTGATTCACACAGGGTGGGCAGCTGCCCATCGACGAAAGATTTTACTTGACAAACGCGTATTTATGTGGTATATATTAACCAGAACGTTTGGAAAGCGGGCAGATTTCGTGTGTGTGTGTGTGTGTGGGTGAACGGACCGCCACGAGTGGATGTTGGTGTCCGCAGGACACACACATACACGAGTACAACAATACCCCACATCCCACATCAGGAGACCCCCATGACAACATCCTCGTGTGACTCACACAAATTCGCTCCGTCCAATAAACGTCTCGTCTTTTCATATTCAGTAATTAAACACGAAACGAAGAAGGCGTATCTTGTAGGAATGTACAAAAGAGAATTATGGCTCCCAAAATCTTATACTATAATTATCAAGCGGCACCATTATTTAACTCTTCCTGTATGGATCGCAGCCGAGAAAGGCCTTATTAAAGCATATAACGTCCAAGATTTTGGTGATGCAGAAGCTGCCATGGGATCATTTAAGAAAGCCATTGTATATGAGTACGAACGACTAGTTCCTCCTTGTACTATTAACTTCAGAGAGTACACAGGTGGAGAATAATACCTACAAAGTTCCTATGTCGGATACCACACATAACAAAACACCTTAAAAATAATACTTGACAAGTTTTTATATATGTGCTAAGATCAGAATACTGAAAGATCCAAGTGGCGCTCTTGACACCCCGTCGTGTGAGTCACACAAGATTCTTCAGTACGGAGAGCTGAGTAACGATTGCCTCCTCAGCGTTGCGCCTCACTCTCCGTTTACTTCGCTCCATCCCGTTGGAGACTCATTCCCCTCGATCCTGGTGGCACCCCAGGCGGGGGGAATTCCATTTGTGGACTTGTGCAGAAAATTTTGCGTTTTTCGGGTTTTCGGGCGCCGTAGTAGCAAAGCTGATGCGGCGTTCCGGACCCGCGGCGTATATTATAGCAAAGCTGTACCCGGTGAATCCGCTTCCGCTTATGCACACTCGGTAAATCCTCACCCGTGCAAGTCAACGCGCGCGTCTAATCCCTCCTCTTTTTATCCGGGTTCACGTCTTCTCATTGTTCAGTAATTCCTGAGCGCCGTAGGCACGGACTTACTGAACAATTTTTCCGGGTCATGTTCCCCTCGTGTCCATTCCCTTCATACTAGGACCATTTTCCTAGACCATATTCTTGTGTGAATCACACGTAGCGCCATTAGCGAAATCCGCAGCAGCAATAGCACCGTGGTCCACCTCGCTGCGCTCGCCGCGGCCTCAGTCAACCCTACACACATACCTTTTTTGATTGAGGGGGGACTACGGGGGTATGGTATGCGCGCCGTGGATGAAGAACAAAACGTGAACGCTATGCACGGGATGCATAACTCATGACTACGATACGCGTTCACCCGACCACAAGGCGCATCACTTGCTACAGTTTGTGTTTTTGATATCACACATATCGCATTCGTTTGGGTTGTGTAACTCACACAAATTGATTTTGGGATTCGGCAAAACCATGGTGCATTTTAGGGATTGTTTCCGTGCCTTCGGCGCATGGATACAATGCCCGGAA